TTACAACGCAATCGGCGCACGAACTTCAAGTTGGAATGGAAGTTTCTGTGGTTGGAGTTGCTGACGGAACATTCAATGGCGTTTTTACGGTTCTTACCGTACCAGCTGCAAATCAGTTCACGGTTACAAATCCAGGTGCAGTCACCGCATCTGCGGGCGGCTTCGTTGGCATTAACCTCCCGGTGAAATTCCCCTGGGAAATGCTGCCCATCGCCTACCAGCGGACATCAAACGTCGCGACGTTCACCACGAACAAGGCGCATCACCTGTCCATCGGGGATCACGTGACGACCGAGGGTTTCCTCAACACCAGCTTCAACGACGAAAACATCGTCACTGGAACGCCGACCCCGACCACGTTCACCTGCGCAAATGTCGGCCCGGACGTGGCGTTTACATCGGCAACCGGCAACTTTTTCCGGTACGTCAGCAACGTCCAGATCACGTGCAACACTGTGCGTCGTTTGAGCGGGCAGGATCTTGTTCGCAACAACGGCGGCCGGTTTGGAGCAACGTTCCTGGCTGGACGGCCAGACCGGTGCGTTGCGCCGCTGGATCAATTTTTCTATTTCGATTGCCCGGGAGGGTGTCTCGATCTTCAATGCGACCCCGGCCCGTGTAAGCCAGACGATTACAGCTACCGAATCTAGCCATGCCAACGATTGACATCACAGCTGGAGAGCTTCCCCCTCCCCAGTGCTACGCCAGCGAACAAGATCGGCTGGAGGCGTATGCGGCCGCATTGATTGCTCAGCAGACGGTCGCGCCAGAGTGGGAAGCTAACGCGGTTTCCCCGCCCGCAGGATCCCCGCTTTATTGGCTCAGGCTTGATGCCAACGCAAACCCCATCGAGATCCTGAAGTACAGCACCACGGCCCCGGCCGGCTGGGCGCGGGTTCAGACGCAGTTTACATACGGCGTCGGTGGCGGTGCAGCCAACGCCTACACGGTGACGCTGAGTCCCACTTCGCCAGGTGTGAATCAGGCTTATCGAACCGGTGTCTGCTACGCGTTTGTTGCGAACGCTCCGAACACGGGCGCCACTACGGTCGCTGTCGATGGGCTCGCGGCGAAGGCGGTTACCAAGTTTGGCACCATTCCGCTGGTCGCCAACGACATCGTAGCAAACCAGATGTGCGTTGTGGTCTACGACGGCACGCGTTTTCAGCTGCTGAATCCTGGCTTGAACGTCGGGACCGCAAACATCGCTCCTGGAACTGACCGTCAGTTTCTCCGAACCAACTCGACGCCGGCGACGGTTTGGGAATCGGGGTACATTACGCCAGTGGCGAGCTATCAGGCGATTCCGGCGGCGGGTTCTGCGGTTACGTTCACACACGGCCTCGGAGTTGACCCGTTGACTTGGGATGTCGGAATTATCTGCACCGACGCAGGTGGTGATGCGACGTATGCCTTGAATGATTACATACCGGTTGGAAGCATAATGCGAACTGACCCTTCAGAAACGGACCATCGCATTACTTCGTATTCAAATTCTACTGTGATCGGAATGGTTCGAGGCAGCGTAGTTTCAGGTATTTACGTGAACGGAAAAACCACCGGAGTTTTGACCGCGATCGACGTAGCCAAATGGAAAGTCATGGCCCGAGCCATCCGCTAACATGAGAAAAACCCTCGCCCAAGCCAAGAACTCCACGATCGCACAGGCTGTTGGTCTGGCCACCTGCGACGAGCGTTTCGTCCAGCTGCTGAACGAGGCTCAAGCGCGGCTTGCCGACATGGGCAAGTGGTGGGGCACGTACAAGAAGCTCCGCATCTGCGTTACCGCCGGCTGCATCACTTGGCCTCGCGAGGTTAAGACGATCGAGGCGATGAACGTCTGCGGGTACAACATCCCGATCCAGAACCAGTGGTACGAGTTCCAGACCGACGAACGGGCGCCGCGCACCGGTTGCGGCCGTGAGGGCTGCGAGCAAGACCAGCTGTTGGATCGCGGTATGGTGACCCAGTTTCGGGACTCAGTAGGCAGCTGCAAGTTCCGGGTGTACCCGTCTCTGACGGCCGATGCCGGCAAACGTATCCTGCTTCAGGGCATAGATCCCGTGACCAACGAGGAGATCCGCACGCTGGATACGGTGAGCGGCGAGTACGTCTGGGGCGAGTACGTCACGTTGCCGAACCCTGCTATCACGCCGTTCGTTGAGACTACGAACCTTTTTAAGCAGCCTGGTCTCAATGGTGCCCAGAAGCCGCTGACTCAAGGACGCGTCACGATCGTTGCCTACAACCCTACCACGACGATTTCTACACAGGTGGCCGTCTGGGGTCCCAGCGAAGAAAACCCCGAGTACCGACGGACCTACCTGATTGGTATGCCCGAGGTCTGCGGTGGAACCTCTGGGTGCAACGCGCAAGCGGAGAATGATTGCATCGACCACGGCGACGGATGCGTGCCTCCAGATGAGGAATGCACCAACACGGTAGTCGAGGCGATCGTGCGTCTGGAGTTCATTCCGGCCATCGTTGACTCCGATTGGCTGTTCATCGGCAATCTCCAGGCGATCAAGCACATGATGAAGGCCATCCAGAAGGAGGACCGGAATCAGTACACCGAGGCTGAACGCGAGATCCAGTTGTCTCTGCGATCCCTCAGAAACGAACTCGAGGCCTACAGCCCCAACGAGCGCAGCGTGATCAACGTGCAGCCGTTCGGATCGGCCAAGACTGAATTCATCTTCGGTGGATTTATCTGATGACCGAAGAGCTTCCAGTTGTAGTGCAGCCGGTGACGTGGTTGGAATTTCTGACTGACGCAGACGTTCCGCTCGACGATCGACTGGATCGTTGGGAAGCGTTTGTCTCGGACAAGCCGCAGATCGAGTGCCCGCTCAACCATACTTATCCAGAGGGGTTGTACGTGCGGGAAATCTTTGCGCCAGCTGGATCAATCATCACCAGTCGGATTCACAAGTTCGATCACCCGTTTTTCCTGCTTCAAGGAAAGCTCACGGTGATCAGTGAAACCGAGGGACTGGTTACGTACACGGCGCCGATGTACGGAATCACCCTACCGCAGACGCGGAGGGCAATTTTGATTCAAGAGGATACGGTCTGGGTGACAGTCCATCCAAATCCTCAGAACAAGAAAGATCACGAAGAGATACGCAACGACCTCACTTACGTGAGGAATAACAAATATTTACTATGTCTTGGGTAGGAACAGCAATAGGAGTTGGGCTCGTCGGATCAGCGGCGGGCGCAGCAGTCAGTGGCAATCAAGCCAGCAAAGATCGCGCAGGCGCTCGCGGCGTGGCAAATATGCCTGGCCTCGACATTCCTGCCGCTGTCGGCGAGGCAGAGCAGCTGACGCCACGCACGCGTGAGCTTGAGGCGCAGAGAAACGCATTCAACCGGGCGCAGCTTCTGGAGTCGCTGGGGATTCAAGTTCCGGGCTACCAAGAGGCCCAAGCTCAGCGGACACAAAATGCCATGGCGCTCCTTCGAGGAGAGCTTCCGCCTGATGTGTTAGCGCAGGTTCAAAGACGTGCAGCTACAAAAGCGGTTGGAGGAGGTTACGCAGGAGACCGCCAGATGATCAGCCAAGCAGGCCGAAATCTTGAAGCTAGAGATATTGCTACCACCTCGATAGGTCTACAGCAGGCAGGCAACCAACAGTTTGCCAACATCCTTGGCACGACACCGCTAGCTCCGCTGTCAAACTACGAGTTCACCCCACAGATGATCGCAAGCATCCGCGCTGACGAGCGGGCTAAAAAACAAGCCGCGCTACTCGGGTCGTACAACATGGCAAGCGCAGGCGGTGTTGCCGGCCAAGGCCTTAGCTCACTTGGATCCGGTTTAACCAACCTTGGTTTCAGTGCGCTTGGGCAGGGCGGTTTTGGTGGTGCCGGTGGTGCCGGTGGCGGCGGAAATTGGAACTATTCAACCGGAATGCCGACCGGCTACGGCCGTGAGGGACTACTCTAAACGATTATGGCAAACCCCTTCTCAGGACTCGAAAACATCGGGCAGTCGTACCTCGCAGGCGTGCAGCTGGCGA